TATAGGTGAACATAACGGGAAGTTGTGCCAAAAAACTGGCATGAATGCATTACAATTTAAAGGACAGTTTTTCTTAGTCAATCGCCATTTGATGACAAAAGGTAGTGATGGAGATCGCATACGTCTGCAATATCGCGATGGTCGTGAGTATTTTATTAATTATGATGAGAAAAATTTTGCTTTTTTGGATGACACCGATTTGGCTATTTTTCATGCTGGAATGCGAGTCCCTGCAGCTAAGGATTCTATTTCTTTATTTATAAAGGATGATGATTTGCAATTTATAAATAATACACCAACAACCATTATGGGAATGGATGATAATGTTATTCCCTTTTATTACGAGACCCAGATTCGACCATTTGAATATCCAGGTTATGAATTGACAGGAACCGAATCGTTCGTTAGAGAAGGTTGGCTTGCTAATGTTTCAACCAAAAAAGGTAGTTGTGGCTCTGTAGCAGTTATGCTTAATCCACAGATTTCTAGGAAAATAGTAGGTATTCATGCTGCTGGTCTTACTCATAAAGCAACAGCTATATTTCAAATAGTGACTCAGGAAATGTTGAAAGATTTAGTAGCGGAGTTTCCTTATAATGTAGTTGGAACTTCATTGGATCAAGCTGCTGAGCATTTTGGTTTAGTTCCCGAACCAGCAGTACCACAAGCTGATTTTGGATCATTAATTATAGAACCATTTAAAGCACCACCGCGTTTTCAGCCAATAAAAACTCATATAAAAGAGAGTATGGTGTTTGATGAAGTTTTCGAGCATACAACCGAACCAAGTGTGAAGACACATCGTGATAAACGACTGAATGTTCCTGTGAGTCCAATGGTAAAGGGAGTCTTGAAATATTCAAGTCGAGAAATTCCGTTCCCACAAGCAGACTTTGAATCTGTGCGTGAGGAAGTAAAGGTACGTTGCTTAGAGGCACGTAGTATGAGACCAAACCCAGGTCGATTGTCAATTGAAGAGGCAATTAATGGGTTGCCCATTAAGCATTATGACTCAATGGACATGTCAACTAGTCCAGGGATCCCCTATGTTTATAGTCGGCCCCCGGATTCTAGCGGTAAGAGGTACCTGTTCTCAGGAGAGGATGGGGCTTTGCGATGTGGATCAAGTCTTTTGCTTAATGAAGTCACTAAGAGAGAGCGAGCTTATTTGGCTGGAATCAAATATACAGCAATATGGCAGAATGTATTGAAAGATGAAAGACGTACTCTCCAGAAAATACGTGACGGTGCCACACGGGTGTTTATGATGCCCCCAGTGGACTTTACAATGCTGGGAAGAATGTATTTCTTAGATTTTATTGCTGCGATGATGAATTACCGTGCAAGTATGTTTCATGCTGTTGGTATTGATCCCGAGTCAAGTGAATGGCTCGAAATGTTTCAATATCTTAGAAGTAATAGTTCTGTCGGATGGGATGGCGATTATGGCCGATTCGATGGAACTTTAAAAGGCCAATTGGTCGAGGCCGTCGCCGAAATTGTGAATGACTGGTATAATGATGGACCAGAGTGTGCACAAGTACGTTACTGTATCGTTGAGGAAATGTTGAATAATTATTCAATACTTCCAATACTACGGGGAACAACCTTTAAAGATCTTAAAGGACAAACTCATCATGTTGAGAAAGATATTATGATGGTTGTTATGAAGACAATCGGAAATCCTTCGGGTAACTTTCTCACAACTATTTTAAATAGCATTGTTAACGCTATGTATACTAGACTGGCTTGGATGGGGCTCGCGAGAGCTGCTCGACCAGTGATAGGACGTAAATTTGCAACGATGATGTACTTTAATCAGAATGTTCGAGATAAAGTTTTTGGTGATGATAACATAATTTCCGTGAAGATGGATGTGTTGAGTTGGTTTAATCAAGAAACATTTGCTAAATATCTCTCGCGCTTCTCTTTGGAGTATACTCCTGCAATTAAAAGTGCTGGTCTAAAAGAGTGGTCGTACCTTCATGACTGCCAATTCCTGAAGAGGGGGTTTCGCTTTGATAAGGATCGACCTTTTCGTTTGTATGCACCAATTGAAATAAATTCAATACGAGAGCTGCTCAATTGGGTTACTGATACAAACGATCCGAAGGAACAATTGGAGTTGAACGTGGAAGATGCGTTCAAGTTGGTCTACCATTACGGTATCAAGGTGTTCAATGAATTTAAAAAAGAGATTCGTGGGCCACTACTTGAAGTCGATATTCATGTGGATAAGTATCATTATAGCGATTTTGACGCTATTTATGAGGCTCTATATGATTGAGACTTCGATTAAGCCCTTAAAGTTCGTCTTGGGTAGATTTTCTATCTAATTTAGACATACATTGTTCGCAGTATGTCGC